TTCTTAGAGCCACCGAAGGTTACACGAGTATCTCTATCAACATTGATAGGCATACTCTTATGCTGTTCCTTTGCAAGATCGGCGTCAATTGCAGCTTGTTGATCCTGAGCTTGTTTCATATAATACTCAGTTCTTTGCTGCGCGATCTCCTCTGGTACCCTTGTCAGCACAAGGCCTCCGTGCCCGATCACCCCTGCGTATTTGCCATCTGCAACTACGGGAAAGTCGTCATCTGGATATTCGTCAGCTCTTACTAATTCATACCCGGATCTTAAGCGTCCTTGTATGTTTTTCGTGTCGACAAATCCCAGGATTTCTACCCTGACCCATCTGTGTCTGTAGCCATTTGGCGCGTTGGGCGTATCTAAGTACGATGGTGGAGTCCAAACTTTTGGTTGTTCTTTTACTTTAACTTCCTTAGCTCTAGTTTCAACTTTTGTTGAATCGCTTTTGCTAGTTTGGCTCGCACGAGTTTGGTTTTTCTTTTCCATATGCTTATCCCTCCTTCGTGTTCATAAGTTGTTTCGCATACTCTTCTAATGGCACTCCTAATTTTTTCGCTATTGCGACCTGTGATGAAGTGAGTCTCACAGATTTACGGTTAGTCTTTGGACTACGCGTTGCAGAGGCAACAGTTTGTGTAGGTTTACTAACTGGTTTGTCCTTAGATTTATCAAATTTATGCGGGAATTCAAGTCTTATTCTCTTGTCTATTTCCGTATAATATTCATCCGATCTAGGATCAATTCCTTCTTCTTCAGTAAGTTTTCTATGCAAGTCAAACGCTGTGTATGTCATTGCACTGTCCTTACCAAACCACTCATTCTCTTCAGCCCATGCTTCAGCTTTTGGATCAGGTGGTGTCTCAGCTTGTTGTCTTGGTTTTTGATACAAGTCTGGTTGTTCAACAGGTTTTTCTTTTGCAGCTGTTTCCTGCATTTGATGCTGAGTTTTAAGTTCAGCTAATTTACCTTGTTCATAACCAAGTTGAGAAATAGCAGTTAAAGCTTCTGTTTCAGCTTTAGGATCTTCTGCTTGTCTAGCTGCTCTTAATTTTTCTTGAGCCGCTGCAAGACCAGAGGTAATTCTTCCCTCCATTTCTGTAACATAATTTTTATCTAAAGAGTCTGCTGTAGTTTTAAACTGGTCTCTTTCCTTTTTAATACTATCTGCATAACGCAAAGCTTCTTCTTTTTGTCTTTCAGCTTCACGCATTCTCTTCGTTAATTTAGCTATTCGCTTTTTAACTCCTTCAGAATACTCTTCAATTTGTTTACTGTTATCTTTTTGTTTATCACCTTGTTCACCAGCAGACTGCTCCACAGGTTTCTCAGATGAGTCATCGGCGCTACCACCGTCTTTAAGATCTTGTGTTTCATTTGTTGTGTCCTCCGTTGGTTGTTCTACAACCGTGTCTTCTTTTTTTTCTTCTGGCAGTTCTATCTCAGCACCCGGACCAGATGTGTCGATATCAACTGTTTTGTTTTCTTCTTCTTGCATAGTATCTCCTATGATTGTTAAAATTCGTGGAATATATCTTCAGGGTTTTCCACAGTTGCTAAAACTTCATCATCATTGAGAAGTCTTATTTCACCCCCATCGATTTTAATTCGTGATCCTGCATATCTTGCAAAGATAATCCAATCACCTTTTTTACACCAAGGGCCCTCTGGATATCTTTCTTTATCATAGCAATGTGGCCCCATTCTTAAAACTAAACCACAAGTCGATGCTACTTGTGATCGTTCTACTGTCTCATCTGCTAATAATATTCCACCTTTAGTTTTTTCTTTTTGTTTAAAAGGTAAAACTAAAATTCTCCAACCTGTTGGCTCTGGGAGTTTTGATGATTCGTCTATTTCTTTTTTTTCTGATTTTTTAACACCAACTAATTCTTTATTTGGTAGAACTATCTTTTGATTTGATGCTGATGACGGTTCCTTCATTTTCATTTTGCTCCTTTGTTTTTAGCAGGGTGGATATTTCCTGTAATAAATACTGATAAGTTCGTATTTGCCCTAACATATATTGGTATTTTTCCATATTGTCAACACCTCCAGAAGTCATTGCAATTATAACATCATCATGTCTCATTTTAATTATTTTTCTAATTTTATCTACAAAGTCCATTATAGCACTTCTCCTCTCTCTGGTTCAAACTCTTCTAACACATCTATTTTTTCTTTTGCATTAGCTATTTTTTCTATCAACTTATCAACTTCCTCGATATGTTGAGGGTGTTCTCCAATACCCACTGAATTATCTAAATAGATATTTGCAGTAGCATCTGCTTCTGCTATTTCAGCTTCGTATTTAGCTCTTAGCGCGTTTAGTATTGCTCTTCGCATTTCTTATTGCCTCCTTACCTTTCTTAAAAATTGCAGCGACTTGTCTTTTACCCATAACTTTGGCACGCTGTTCTCCAACAGTTAAGATTTGTATTTTCCTTGCAAACGGTTTAGATATCTTTTTAACTTTTGCAACAGTCTTACGAGCATCAGTAGGAGTCGCAAACTTAATTCCAACAGTATCTTTAGGATTCTCATCCGTGTAAAGTCTCCTACCTGAGCCTTTTGGTTTTTTACCTGTTCCTGTTTTTGGATCCGCCACGTTTCATCTCCTTAATATGTTTTTTAATTATATTTGATTGTTTCTTATGTAACTTAGAGGCTTTACCTAAAGCTTTTGCTACTTTATTTAGTTTTTTAACCATTATCGTTCTCCTAACTTTTTCTTAAATTTATGCACTTTATTACGAGCTTTTCGTTCAAGGGCTTTGTCTTTCTTATCTAATGCAACTTTGACTTCACGTCTAGCTTTCATTAAATTTTTTACAAGACCTTTTTTATAAGGTCCCTCTTTTAATGGGGAAATTTTATATGATCTGCCGTTAAATTTTTTAGTTTTTGCTTTTAACATTTCCATCTTCTTCTAGCCTGACGTAGTCTAGAATTAGGATCTTTAGCAGCTTTCGGAAATTTTTTCATTTGTCCTGCACTTCTTGCGCAGAATGATTTACGTCGTTTAGCAGCTTTTGATCCTGGTTTGACTTTGCCAGTGACCGCTGTTTTTAATTTTGAACCGGGATTTAATCTTCTATAGGCAGCAACACCGGCTCGTGTCATGCCCGCGCCCGACTTAGTCGAACGAAAATTCTTTTTATTTCTGGCAGGCATTTTATCTTGTTTTCTCAAACTAGACCTCCCATACTCATTCTTTTTCTTTTTACGAAAGTTTTAACGTTAGTTGGTTTTGGACCCACATTGGCAGCTGCCCGTTTCCTTGCAACGGCAGATCTTCTTTGTCCTTCTGACATACGTCTTGCTTTTGCAAGTGGGACACACTTGGGATACTTCCTCTTCGCGTCTTTCTTTTGTTTTGAACGGCCACACTTTGCAAATGAGCCATCTTTTCGCTTGCTCCCAATATCTACCCATTTTTGATCGAACCATTTTTTTAAACCAGCCATTGTATTAAAATACTTTAGTGACCTTTCTTCTATTAGACATGACTTTGCCACAACCTTTAGCAATACCGCCTCGTCCAAAACCTATTCTACCACCATCTTTTTTTCCGGCAGGTTTAGGTCCTCTAAAATCTTTTCGTTTTACACCAGAGGGATCTTTAATTTTACCAGCACAAATTTTGCTAGCGTATGCGTTCGCGTATGCTGACGGATATACCTTAAATTTTCTTTTCGCTGCGGCTTTACCTCTAGGACATAGTTTAGTCATTATCTTTTTCTCGCTGTTTGTTTTGCTCTTGCAAAGTCAGATGCTTTGGGTGCACCTTTTGCACCCTTCTTTCGCATCTTACCTCCACGCTTTCTTTTAGCGTGAATGTTTGCATATAAACCAGGTCTAGCCATTACTTAGCTCTACCACCGTTTTTCATATAACCCATTTTGTTTCTAACTTTTTTGGGTAATTTTTTTAAACCTTTTTGATTTGGCTTAACAGGTTTTAAAACCCTTTTACCTTTTTTCATCATAGGTCTTTTCATCATCATTGTTCCAGGCATTATTTTTTCCTCATTTTGTTTGCTTGTTTTTTCTTTTTAGCGAATCCTTTTTTAACTCTGCCACCTTTTTTCATAGCGTTTAAAAACATAGGATCACTAGCCATTTCTTCTGCTGTCATCATACCACCAAAAGGACTATTCATCATACTATTTCTCATTGCATTATTTTGGGTCATAAGTTTTCTTGCTCTAGCCATCATGTCACCTTTAGGTAGTCTTTGACCACCGGCTGCACCTGAAGCTAAAAATTTATTAGAGCCTTTTCCGCCTCTCATCATCATAGCTATTGCTGCAGCTGGTAAAGCTACTTTAGCTACATTCTTAAGAGCTTTTTTTATTTTCTTTGCCATTATTTTTTACCTCCGTTTCTAAATATTTGCGTTCCTTTTATACCATATATGCTCGCGACTACAAGGATCCAAAGGTTTGTGAACCATGACGGAAGCTGCGAGAACATCTCGAAGAATAATTTTACCTTGTCCATCGCAGTTGGATCATCTGATATAACTGCGTAGGCGAGCACCAACACGGGCAAACTGAGAATTATCAAAACTGCCTCGTCCTTCCAGTCTGATTGTCGAGCTTCTAGTAATTTTCCCTGGTATTGTTCCTCACCACGGGCCATTTTTTCTGCGTGCATTAATTGTGCATCCGACATTGCCATTTTTGTTCGCTGCTTGTTAGCGTAAATTTTACTTCCAGCAGAAACGGCTAATTTTATTGCCGACAACCACATATTAATACCACTTAGCTTTTCTTTTTTTCTCTGCTAACACTTTTCTTTGACCTTTTACGTCTGCGTCTTGAGTTTCATTCGGTTTTGATATTTCAATCTCAACTCCGCCGTCTGAAAAACCATCTTTGTTCACAAACATGTCATGATCAACGTGTTTTGCTTCTGTGTTTTTACTTTTTGTCATTATTCTCCTCCAGTTTTTCGAATGATTGCAACATTTCCAGGCATTTTATCCGAACTCGGAAGAGTTTTACCTAAAATAGTTTTCTCAATCGATGTATTAGCTCTTAATTTAGCTAATTCTTCGTTTTGATCAAGCTTTTCTTCTTGTAAGTCTTGATTCATCATTGCTCTAGACTTGTCTAGATTCAATCTTTGCTCTGCTTGCATACGTTTTTGCTCGTTATCCATAGCTCTGAGGTCTAATTCTCTAGCTTTAAGTTGTGCAACAGGGTCATTTCCAAAATCACCCATAATTTTATTCTCCTCGTCCTTAAATTCTTGTGTCATTTCAGAAATTAATTTAGCTTTTCTTGATTCAATAGCTAAATTTAAGGTTAATAGTTGTTGTTGAACTTCAGGAGATTGCGCCATGGCAGGATTCATTTGCGCCATTTGCTGTAATTGCATTAATTGTTGTAACTCTTCTCTAAATTCTACTTCTAATTGCTCTTGTGCCATTAAAGAAATGTGTTCAAAAATATTTTTTTGTAATGCAGCCATGATTACAGGATTATTTTTAACCATATTAGTCGCCATGAAATTTAAATGAGATGTAATGTGTGCTCTATGATCCTGACCTTTGAATGCTTGAAAAGGTTTTCCAGTCATAGCCATAATATTTTCTGCCGCTGGATCCATAGGCTGTGGTTGTTGAGGTGGTGGCAATATTCTATTTACATCTTTAACACCAATTGCAGTGTACATATCTCTGTACGCTTCGTATAAATTATGCATCTGTGGATTTGACATCGCAAGTTGTAGTTCTGTTTGAGCTAAAGTAATTCTTTGTGATTGTGAAAATATATTTGGATCTGCAATAGGCAAAATATCAATCTTATCATCAAAGTCAGAAACCTTGATACTTCTTTGTGCACCTACAACATCATAAGGATATTCTGGTGGTAGATAAGTTTTAAATACATCTGCTAATAAAACAAATTCTTGTTTTAGTGCCACATACAATCTTTTATGTATGGCTGACATGACCCTGGAGCCACGCTCTAAGAGGGCAATGGTCGTCCCAACAGCTGCCTGCTGGTTGCCGTCACCGACCTGCATGTCAGCTATGGCGGCAAATCGTTGACCTGCTTGAACCACTATACCCATTAATTGTAATAATGTTGCTGATGGTTCTTTGAAAGGTAAAGGCATAAATGCATCTCTAATGTTTCCACCAGGTGCATCTACATCTCTAAACTCTCCAGGTTGTATCGATTGCGCTTCATCTCTAACACGAATACCTCTTTGTTTAAATCCAGCTGGCATATTTGAAAACGTACCAGCATCTAACAATTGTCTTAATGCATTCGTTGCAGTTCTTGATAATCCACCAATCATGTGGATTAAGCCAAAACCATAAAAACCAAGTCCTGGTAAAAATTTAAAATGTGTAAAATATTCTATTTTATTTTTTAAAGGATCTTCAGCTTTATAGTTTCTTCTAATAGATAAAACTTCTCTTGATGATGAATCAAGAGTTACAATATAAGGAAGTTTTATTCCTGTTGGATTTTGTTCCATGTCTTTATCTTCAAAACCCTCAAGATCTATATTTGTATGAAACTCTAGAATTGTAAACATTTGTTCATCTCTAGTTTTTCTAGTTCCTTCTAACTCTCTTTCTTTTTTCTCTACTTCTGTTTCTTGTGAATAACCTGGTGTAATATCTATATCTCTATAAAAACCAGATACTTGTTTTTTTCTTAAATCATTTTCTGATATTTTTAAAACGTGCACAACTGCTTCTGCATCTTCTAAAGAGGTTGCAGTATATGGAACTATCAGATCATCTGCTGGTACAAATTTAGAAACGGCTCTGTCAAGAAGTTCATCGTAATAAACTTTCTTAAATGCAGAGCCGCTAAGAGGGAGATAAAAAAGTAACTGATCGAACTCGGGCTCATACTCTTTCATCTTATTCATGAGTTGATAGTTCATGAAATTTTTTACTCTTGTAGCCTGGTCTTCTTTTTGTTTATTTACCACACCCATAATTTGAGTGTGCACTGGACCAGATGCTGGAAGTAATTCTTTATAAGCGTGTGCTTGAAACTGTGTTACCGCTTCAGCTAATACAGGGTGCGTTGCACCACTTGCATTTGTAAACGGCTGTGATCTTGTTTGATATTTAAATCCTAATAAATCTAAACCTTTTGTATAACCATCTTCCCAATCTTTTCGAGAAGCTTTGTATTGTGTGTAATTTTCGTAAAGATCAGAGCCCAATCTTCCTAAAACTTCTTCTGGTAATAAGTCTGCTAAGTTATCAAAGTGTTCGTTTGTGCCTGGCTGGTTTACAGCTTCTGGATCAAAACTAATTGTTGCACCACCGTCTTCTTCTTGTGTTACTTGAATATCTTCTGGTCCAACTTGTTCTTCTATGTTTGCTTGAGAAGCCTCTACAACTTCTTCTTCACTAGGTAATTCTATTTCCTGCTTTACGTTTGGTAAAGACTTGTCTATTTCTGACATTATTTTTCTCCGAGTTCGAAACCACTATAGTCTTTTTTCCAGGAACATTCAACCCCTGTGGGTGAGGACCTCTAAGGGGTGGTATCGTGGTTGTTAACTTTTTAGTCATCTAATAATCCTATCCCTTGTATTGCTAATGATGCACCAAGTCCAGCTATACCTGCTCTTGATAATAATCTTAATGCAGGTTTAGACATACCAAGTCTAGCTGCTTTTCTAAGTGTTGGACTTAATCCTCTTGTAAATCTATCTGTCTGTTCAGCAAATAGTGGATATGTATAATTAACAGGGTCTGTTGCAATATCTGCTAGTGAGTCCCCTTCAGATACCTGTCTTGTAATATCTAATGCAGCCAGTGGTGCTAAAACTCCAGGTGATGCTGCAATACCAAGTCCTCTACCTAATACTCTTCCACTAGTTCTTATCAATCCTTTTTGTTCAACACCTAGTCCTCTTGATCTACTAGCTTTAATTGTTGATGGCGCACCAAGTGCTGTCGATGCAGCAAGAGATGCTCCTACCGCTGGTAATTGAAAATCTAAAATATCTGGTCTTGTCATATCTTCTGAGATAGGCTGTGTTACCATATCAACCAACATATTTTTTTGTTGATCTTCGTTTGATAAATAAGTTGTCGGATCATCGTTTTTAAATTCTTTTACAAGTGCAGCCGCAGCACCACCAGCAAGTCCTGCTACACCAAATGTTTTGAAGCCACGTGATCTTAAAAATCCTGTCGCTGCTGCTTTTAATTTTTGCATTCCAGTATTTGTTGCTGGAGCTTGTTCAAAAACTTGTGCTGCTTTTACTGGATTGTTATCTATTGCAGCCGCACAATCTCCAGGTAATCCACCACGAGAAAGTAGACTACAAACAGCTAGTTTATCTTTTTCAGATAAGTCTCTTGCAACTTTTTTTAATTGTGCTGGCGATACTGAGAAAAATGGTTTTCTACCTTTTGGATCAAGATAAAAACCTTCTCTATCTGCCATGGCTTGAATATCTAATCCTTTTGCTTTGTACGCAGCCAGTTGAGAAGGTGAAAAAATTTTTGGATCTATTTCTGTTCCAATTTTAATTTCAGGTAATGCTAAACTTTCTAACTGAGCTTTAGATAAATCTTTAAAACCTTTGTAAGTTGGAACGTTAGCTATTAATTCATCTGCAATTTTCTGTGCGCCCTTAACATCATCTACAGCAAGAGCTTCTTGTACTCTTCCTATAGATCTAGATAATCTTCCTTGGTACTGTGCAAGTGGACCTGTGTTAATATCTGATCTTACTACATCTACAAAAGCAGAATAAGGTTGAAGCCCTCTCATCTCACCTGTGCTAATTCCAATTACTTCGTTAACACTAAACGGAACTTGCTTATTTGATTTTATATCTAATATATTTTTAAGCTCATTTCTAAAAGCTGTTTTAAAACTACTAAGTGAAGCGTTTGCCTCGTTTTTATAAAACTGATCGACGTTTGCTAAAGCTGCATTATAAAATGCAACTCTATATGCATTTCGTTTTCCAACGTTACCAATCTGATCTAATATTCTTTTACCTGCAACAACGTCTTTGGGGATATTAATATCTCCTTTGTATTCATCACCTTTTAAAACTCTTGCTAATGTTGCCATTGCGTTTGCAGCTTTTGAAGGAGAAGGATCATTTAAAACTGTTTGAACTAAAGGTAAGCTTGGAAGTTTTTTCTGTTTAAAAATTAAATCTTTTATATCATCATTGGCGTACAGAGATTCTACTCTGTCTTTCATGTCTTTTGTAATAATTCTAGCATTTAAAAAACGATCCCACTTTCTGAGTGTAGCATCTGAAGGATCTTTCCAATAACGTTGTTTGGTTCCTTTACCTTCTGCAAAAGCTCCAGGAGCAGTAGCACCCATTTTAAAATCAAAATTATCTTTTATAAATCTAGCTGTAGTTGTTTTGTCAGGGTCACTAATATATGTATCTAAAGAAGATTTTTTTAATCCTATTTTTTTTAAAAATTCTTCTGTGCTTAATGTATATCCTGCTGGTGGTTTAAACGCTCCTCTTACTTTAAAAGATCTAGCAGCATTTTCTTTTTGATAAGATGGTGCTTCATCCCAAGGGGTGTCATAAGCTTCGTCATAGAACGCTTTAAATTTTTTTGAGTTTTTATAAAGGTCATCATATTGACTTCCTGCAAATTGTTTACCGCCTCGAAGTAAAACTTTTTTACCACCTTCGTTAAATTTATTTACAATAGCTTTTACAGTTGCAGGACCTGCATCAGCTTTAGCTGCTTTTAATATTTTTGGAGTGCTGGTTACAAAAGGTTCTGTTCTATTTTTAGTTATTCTTTTTAAATAATCTCTTATCTTATCGCCTTCATCCGTTATAGCAGCGATATTAATACCTCTAAAATATTTTGGATATTTATTTCTGTATTTTGAAATACCTTTGTATGTATCTTTTACGTTTGGAAAAGCTTGTCTAAAAAGTTCTTCAGCTCTCTCCATTGATATAGGCTGAGGTTCAGCTTTTAGAAGTCTTCTTAGTTCTTCTAATTTAAGTCTAGTCCCTTCTTGCATTACACCTCCAGGATGCCGGCAAGACCACCGCTTTTAAATCCAAGTCCTACATCTATGCCCAGCTGTTTTTGTATATCCATAATTTCATCTGGGAATGCATCTGGGTTTCTTAATACTTTGTGTAGTTGTTGAAAGTATGCTGTCTTCTCTTTACCGACTAAACTTTTGTCAGATCCTAAACTTGCAAATAATCTCGATATATCTTTACCCTCGATACCATATTTACGTAGAGCTTGATAACCCATCTTACCACCACGAACTAACATACCAGCCATGTATGGTACACGTCCGCCATCTGCAAATTCAAAGTCGTCTATATCAACAGTATCAGGATCAAAAAATCTATCAGTAACTGATCTGCCTTTTCCATCTTTAACACTTACTAATCTTTCAGCAAATAGTTGTATATCATTTGGTGTATCTAATTTTGCAACTGCTGCTGCAACTTTTGGTCCAAAATATTTTTGTACCAATAACAGTGGATCACCCATACCGCCGCCACCACCTTCGGTCATAAATTTAAAATCATCTGCTTCCATAATTGATGCTAAGGTTGGATTACCAGGCTCGTCAGTTAGATTTTTTATTCTATTTAAAAAATCTCTAGCGTTTGCTCTAACCACTGGTTGAGCTGCCTCTGATACACCTGCGTTTAGATAAATTTTATTTACTAAATCATTTACAATTAGATTATTGTTTTGCACATTCTTAAGTGCTTCTAAACCTTTACCAGTTGGTAAAATAGTTTCTTCTGCAGACACAAACGGTGCTGCAATATCATCTGGTCCTCCACGTGAACCTGGTGGTGGTAAATCAGGATCACCTGGTGGTAAATCATCTGTTCGTCTTAAAAATTTATTTTTATTAGGATCATTTAAACCTAGTCTTTCAGCCATATCTGCTAGTTCATTATCTGATTTTTTTAGTCTTAACGACATCAAACCTTCTTTGTCTAAGTTTCTAGTTCCTGTAGCAAGGTCCGTAATATTTGCTGGCGCTGCAGGAGGAAAATAAAAATTTTCCATTGCTTTCATATTAGATAATAATTTGTTTGCTTGAATATCGTTTAGTTTACCAGCCACCGCATAACCTACAGAGCTTGTCAATTCTTCTACTGCTTTTGATTGTGGTAATACACCCAACGCATCAACGTTAATATCCATGTCTAACATCAGCTCTGGAGTTTTACCTTTTCCTAAAAAACTTATATTTGTTTTAGTTCCAAGAACGTCGTTAACGTTACCTCCTAATTTTTTAAAAGATTGAAGGATTGCATTTAATATTTCTCGTCTAGCCATAATATTCTACTCTACTCCTGTCAGGCAGTGGTTCGTCTTTGTAAGAATCTTTGTTACGAACTATTCCACCTTGTTTAATACGCATAATCGCTTGGGTCATAGAGTCGACATAGTCATCATGTTCTCCAAACGGAAACGCGGCGCATTCTTCTACAACCTCCTGTGCAAAATGTTGATGCATAGGGGCATAGACCATCCCCGTCTCAAATAACGGCGATACTGAATTTACTCTAGAATGTTTATCATTTCCTCGGCTCGGTGTAAAGTTAACAACTGGTATACCCATATCTCTTAGTTCATGAGTCAGAGGCAATCCTGATGCCTTGGACTCAACTACGACCATGTCAGGACGCCAGTATAGATACTCCTCGTAAGCCACTCGTTTTAGTTCTGGAAACTCGTATCTATCTTTGAAAGCGTTAAGAAGAATTATTCCTTGTCCCTGATCCTCACCTATCTGAAATATTCCCCATGTAGTTATAGCACTATAGTCAGCAGATTCTTTTTTAAGAAAAGCTGTATCGTAAGACTGAATTATAAAATCACATTTAGGTGGTTCTCTATCTTCCCAGTTCTGCCACCAGTCACGTTTAATAATAGCACCTTCTTCAGCTGTTGGTGATTGCATGTACTGAGCGTTCCAGTTGTTAACCGGAATAGATGCTTTGGTTTTTTGTAATTCTTCCTTGGTCCAGTATTCAGGCCACACGGGCTCTCCATCAGGAAGCAGGGCTGGTAATTCTACAACTTCCCATTGGTCAGAGTCCTCTTCTCCCTGAGCCTTGATTAGTTGTCCGGTAAGATCTTTATTACTCCACCTTGTCATAACAACAACGATACGACCTCCTGGTTGTAAACGTTGACGTGGACCTGATGTATACCAGTTCCATGCTTTCTCGAATGACTTACTATCTTTTTTAATATCTTGTTCTTTGTGTGGATCGTCGATGATTAGTAGATCAGCACCACGACCTGTTATTGCTCCACCAACACCGGCTGCGAAGTATTCTCCTCCCTGTTCCGTTTTCCATTTACCAGCGGCCTGTGAGTCCTCCATCAGTCTGGTGTCGAACAATTGTTTATAGTTTTCTGTATCTACAAGATTCTTAGTCTTACGTCCGAAGTCTATTGCTAGATCAGCCGTGTGTGTTGCTTGAATGATCTTTAACCGGGGATCGAGGCCAACCATCCATGCCGGGAGTAAGTATGAGGCAAACTCCGACTTTGTGTGTCTTGGCGGCATGTTGATGATTAGACGTTTAATTTTCCCCTCAGCGAGGTCATTAAATTTTTTATTAATTTTTTTGTGGTGTCCACCTTGAATAAACTCGGGCCACACATACTTCACAAAACTCAAAAAGTCTTTTTGTATTACTGGCTTAGTTTTATCTAGCTCAACACTCTTTTCTAATTCTAAAAGTCGTGCTTTCTCTTCTTCTGTTAATCCGTCAAAATTTTTCATAAAATTTTTTATAATAAAATTTTTATAACCTATTTTTGTAAGCTTGGCTATAATCGTCTAAATCTTACATATATGTATGCATCTGGGACCCCTTTGTGTGTTTTGGGTGGGCCCCCCCTAAATTTTCAAGCACAACCACAAGATGTAGTGGTACCTCTATCGGCACACACTATGCAAGAATTGCAATGCAGTTTGTGCATACCCTTATGGGATTTTCTGGGTTACAGGATTAGCCTCACCCTGTAACCCAAGTAGGATTAATCAAAATGGAATTTCATCTTGATTTTTTTCCTGCGCAGTTTTTATTTTCTCACTTTCTTTCTTGTCCTCTGGATACGTCCAAAGGTGTTCACAAGGCATGAGATAATAAATTATATTACTGTCCTCGTTTAGTTTTTCCAAACAAACTAATTTCTCAAAAGCTTGATCGTAAGTTTGATTGAAATATTTAACACTCCAAACATCATTGAAAGTATTAAATTTATGTAACTCTAATATCAAATATTTATCTTTCATAATTTGATACTCCATGAGTCTGACGCAGTTCTATATCCATCTGCATCTACGTCAAAATACGTCATTAACATTCTGCCAGATTTTGAAATCCAATATCTGCATTTATCTGTCCACAACGCATTTCTTGTTATTGTTTTCTTATCACTTGCTGAATAATAAGTGATAATGAAAGGTTTATTATTTATCATTTTTTCCTACTTTCTATAACCTTTATGGTTATGGGATAAATATAATTTATCCCATAACGAATTGCAAGACCTTAATTCAAGTTATCAGAATTAATTTCTTGTTGTTGCATATATGCAACACGTTCTGCAATCTTTTGTTCTCTGGTTTTTTCAGTATTCTTCATTCCCTTAATTCTTTCTGCAAGATTTTTAGGATTGTAAATTACCAAGCCTGTACTATTGGTTCTGATAATTTCTGCATCAGTAATATCTAAACCAAGTTCAGTACAAAGTTCGATTGCCTCATCAAGATATTTATAACCTTTTAATCCTATCTTGATTTCTTTCATTTGTTGTAAGACACTTTCAATCCATTTCTCATGTGCCAAAACGAATTGAGCCTTTTGTTGTTTCCAAGTTATTAAAAACTTGAATTCATCTTCAGAACAAGCGATTGATCTATCTCGACAATAATCTCGACCAATTAGATCGAGTTGATATTTCTCATTCCATTCTCGACCATATTTAGTTTGATCATCTCGACTTCCATGTAAGCCAAGATACTTTTCGTTTGCCTCGACAAACTTTCTTTTATGTGGATTGTCATCTTTATCTTTCTGCTCGATCAAAATGTCTGCGTTGCAATCTTCCTGTGCGTTAATTTCATCTCGATACAAAGCAAAAGCATATTGACTATCTCGATTAGAAGAATAATTATTATCTTCATCAATAGAGCCATTTAATCTAAAATCAAAATGTTTTTCTATTGGAACATTTTCTTCGGTTCTAACTTCATTGTCATAACCTCTAGT